ATGCCCGCAGCTCAACAGGCTCCCGCATTGGCCCCGTTGTTGGCTGAAATGCTGTTGTTTGGCGTGCGCGCTTTCCGCGCTTCCCGCCCGCTTGAAGCTGCGTTCGATACGGCGATGGCGAAACTTTCTCAGCCTCAAGAGCCTCAACAACAGCCGCCCGACCCAGAGGCCATGAAGGCTCAGGCCCAGATGCAAGTAGAGCAAGGGCGCATGCAGATGGAGCAGTCCAAGCTGCAAATGCAAGGCCAGATTGAGCAGGTCAAGCTGCAAGGCGCTCAACAGATCGAGCAATTCAAGGCTCAGACAGCCATCCAGCTTGAGCAAATGAAACAAGAGGCAGAAACAGCGCGCTCTCAATATAAGGCTGACCTCGACGCCCAAACAAAACTGGCGATTGCGAAAATGTCGTCCAATGGCGCGATTGAGTCAGAAACTAGCAAGCGCACCGAGGAAATTAGCGGAGAATTGGCAGAGCTTGTCGAGAACTTGGCAGAGCGTTTGAATGATGCGCTTGAAATGAATCGCCAAGCAGCGGAAACTGCGATTGGTGAAATCAGGACGATCATGGAGACGCCACGCCGAATCATTCGTGGCCCTGACGGACGAGCTATCGGCGTGGAAATCAATGGACAAGTGCGCGAGATTCAGCGGGAAGCTGATGGGCGTGTGGCTGGCATCTAATCAAAGGAAACGAAATGGCGGTTTACAACAAAGTAGCGGGAAGCCGTGAAGCCCTGCTTGAGGGCATCAACTGCGGGACGGATCAATGGGCTATTGCTCTGACCAACACAGCGCCAAGCCTAGCGTTTACGGCTGGCACGTCTGACCTCTCTACTGGTGGCGGTTACACGGCTGGCGGAGCGAACGTGGCAACCACGACGAGCACAGAGGCTGGTGGCGTTTACAAGCTGGTCATTGCAGACCCGGCTGTGTGGACCGCTTCCGGCGCTGGCATCGGTCCATTCCGTTATGTCATGCTAGTAAACAAGACGACGAACCAATGCGTCGGGTATTGGGATTATGGTTCGTCTATCACGCTAAACGGCACGAACGGCGATACATTCACGGTTGATCTGGACGGCTCTAATGGTGTGATTCAGGTGGCATGATGACACTACTCAATGAAATCAAAGCGAAGTGCTCACCAGAGTTGCTGGCGTTCCGCGACTCTGACGCCATCGCTGCCGCTGTCAACATCGGCCGCGTGCGCATTGGTTATGCCTCGCGTGAGTCGTTCGCCATGTGGGCGGCCAAGCACTCTGTGCGCGCCAAGATTGAGGACCACGCCAACAACCAGGCCAGCCCACTGCGCTCGATTGCCCTGGCGCTGCTGGACGTGCTGCGCTCACCGACCGAGGGCATTGACCTGTCTGTGCCTGACAACGCGCTGATGCTGGGAGCGTGGGTGCAGTCCGGCGAGATCACGCAGGCGCAAGCAGACGAGCTTGTCGCGCTTGCAAGCCGCCCCGACCAGGTGAGCGAGTTTGATGTGCGTCGCGCCATTTGGGCGGACGATGGGAGCTATCTGGTATGACCACCACGACACTGACTAAGACGCCGCGCACCCTCATTGCAGCCTCGACAAGCAATGCGGCAGGCTCATCCACACGCGGCACCGCTGATCTGCGCACGGCGCAGGGTGGACTGCTGACCGTCAAGGTGACGAACGGCGCAACTGGACCGACCGTGCCCGCTACGGTGAACATCCTTGTGGCTCACAACTCGGGCGCGACGCCTGCCGCTGCATCGGCTGGCGCAGCCTGGAAAACAATTTGGTCGTTCGCGGCATCGACCGGCAACAACGTGGTGACTGAGCAGTCCATCACCATCGACGCAGCCGTGATGCACGTCGAGGTCGAAGTAACCGGAAACACAGCGCAGGCTGTGACGTGCGAAGCCTTCATGTCTGAAATAACCAGCGCAGTCACAGCATGATCCTGACGCGCAGCACACCGCTTAGTCAGCCAACCGGGCGGCCCGTTGTTGACTTGTCAAACCCGATCACACGGGGGCTTATTGCTGCGTCGAATGGCATAAATGGTACTCATGGCATTAACCTGTCAGTCGTTCCGACAGGGGTGAGTAATAGCGGGTTGGTGCTCAAGTCTCCAGGCGGGAAAGGGTATCGGATTCCGTTGATTGCGAGCGTAACTTCGTCAGAATGGACGCTGGTATCTAAATACTCAATTTCTACATTATCGTATCAAGCGGGCATCGGTGTTTATGGTTCATCGTCGGAATTCATTAGCCAGATGCCCGTGGTGTTCCCATCCCATAACCTTGGATGCGATGCGAACCCATACGCCAGAGACAATGCATCATCGGTCGCGCTGCAACCCAATAAAGAGTACGCGCTCGCCAGCGTTATCAGCGCATCACGCAACACCATAGAGCACTACATAGATGGGGTTCTTGTTGGTTCGTCATCGCTCGGCTCAACATCAGCAATCACCGTCAACTCGGTCGAAGTATTCGCCAAAAACTTAACACTTGATTACGCTGGGACAGGCTCGACTGTTGGGGCATTTGCAGTATTCAATCGCGCCCTGACTTCCAATGAGGTCAGGTCTCTATCGGCCAACCCCTGGCAGATATTCCGCCCCGTGCAGCGTCGAGTCTATTTCGACATGGGGGCGGGTGGAGGTGCTACTGGTTACGCGCTGTCAGCAGACGTTGGCGACTATTTGATGACAGGCGTTGATGCTGCGCTAACCTACACGCCGGTAAGCTCTTCGCGTTCAATTGTTGCCGACGCTGGCGTGTACTCGCTAAGTGGTGGCGATGCTTTGCTTCCGCGTGGATTCTCTGAGGCTGGTGAGCTTGGCTCATACGCAGCCTCAGGGCAAAACGCATCGCTGAAGGTTGCCCGCTTGCTGTCTGGTGACTTTGGCGAATACACGCTAAACGGTAGCGATGCCGCGCTGACTGCTTCGGGCTCTGTTGCCTATAACCTGGCGGTCGACTTCGGTCAATACGCAATCACGGGTGTGTCCGCTTCGCTCATCGGTCCTGCTGATCAAAACGCAGACACGCATGATGGATATTTTGCGAAACAATGGATCAAAGCCGCAGAGCAGTCAAAGCGCAAGATTGAGGCGTTGGAAGATCAGCTTGATGAAATTCAAGAGCAGATCGAAGAAGTCAAGGCTGCACCAGAGCCTAAGCGCCATGTCCTGATTGAATCTGTCCCGGTGCCTCCGTTTGAGGCAAAGGCCAAGATCATCGAGGCATTGATTGAACAAGCCGCACGGATTCGCGCAGAAATTGACGACGAAGAAGTGCTATTGCTTCTGTGAGGAAATATGGCTTACACATCAATTTCATGGGAGGAACGCCCGTAATGACTCGGCATCGTTGGATTCAAGACCCTGTGACGCACAAGCTGATTCCTGAGTCTGAATGGAATGGCCCATCAACGTCTGATGCGGCATACGTCACGCCTGACATTCAACCTTACCGCTCGCAGATCACAGGAGAGATGATCACAAGTCGCTCCCAGCATCGAGAGCATTTGAAGCGTCATAATTGCTTTGAGATTGGCAACGAGGTTGACGCCATGATGAAAGCGGCGCGTCCTGAGCCTAAAATAGACCGTGAAGGTATCCGGCGCACGTTGGCAGAAGTGCTGACAGCGAAGGGCATTCGTTAATCAACACACAAACTAGGAAATCCCTATGAGTGACATTCGCAGCGCATTGGAAGAAGCATTCGAGTCTGGATCTGAAACGCCAGAGGCTGAGGTTGTGGAGCGCGAACAGCACGCAGTTGATGTTGTGGAGCATGAGCCCGCTTCAGACGATACGCAATCCCGTGCCCGCGACGAGCAGGGGCGCTTTGCATCCAAGGCAACAGAAGCAACCGAGCCTACGCAGCAAGTCGAGCAGCCCGCAGCGCCTACCCGCAACCCGTTCTCAAGCTGGAAGCCTGACGCTCAACAGGCTTTGATGAAGGCGGAGCGAGGCGAGGCATTGACGCCTGAAGAACTGAAACTTCTGCGCGTCGAGGCAGAGCGCCGTGAATCTGACTTTCATCGTGGCGTGAGTGAGTTCAAGTCGCACAGCGAACGCGCTAAAGCTTACGATCAGGCTATTGCGCCGTATCAGCAGCACCTGCAAAAGCTCGGCGTTGACGCACCCACGGCCATCAATGCTCTGATGCGTGCTGACGTTACTCTGCGCACCAGTGATCCAGCAACCAAAGCGCAATATTTCGCGCAGTTGGCTAGGGAGTATGGAATCGACTTGGCTCAGGTTCAAAACCCTCAGCCACTCGACCCGCAAACACAGTTTCTGCACCAGCAGTTGAACGAATTGCGCCAGCAGCAGCAACTGTGGCAAAATCAGTTACAGCAGCAAGAGCAAATGCGCGTGCAGCAGGAGTTGCAGCAATTTGCTACTGCTGATCGTAAGCACTTTGACGCAGTGCGCAATGACATGGCCGATCTTCTCGAAACCGGGAAGGCCAAGGATTTGCAAGAAGCGTATGACATGGCTGTATGGATGAGGCCCGATGTCAGGCAAACCCTGATTGAACAGCAACTCGCCGACGCCCAAAGCAAAGCATTGGCGCAAGCCCAGGCCCAGCGCGCAAAAACTGCCGCTGTCAGTGTCAAGGGGTCTAGCCCAATCGGCGCAGGGGGTCAGCCTGTAAATGGTTCGCTCCGCGACATTATCGCGGCGCAATTAGCTGACAATTGAAAGGTTTGAATCATGGCTACGTTTGCCAATCTGTCTGATGTAATCAGTACCACCATCCAGTCCCGCTCGGCTTCGCTGGCGGATAACGTCACCAAGAACAACGCCCTTCTGATGAAGATGCGTGAGCGTGGCAACGTCAAGCCCTTCTCGGGCGGGAATGTGATCTTGGAAGAGATCATGTACAACGACGCCAACACGCTTAACGCTGGCTCGTATTCCGGTTACGACACCATCGACATCACGCCTAACAGCCCTATCTCGGCTGCCCAGTTCGACATCAAGCAGTACGCTGCCGCCGTGTCGATCAGCGGCCTGGAAATGCTGCAAAACGCTGGCAAGGAACAGATCATTGACCTGCTGGAAGGCCGCATTCAGGTTGCTGAGGCCCAACTGCTGAACCAGATCAGTGCCGGTCTGTACTCTGACGGCACTGGCAACGGTGGCAAGGACATCGTGGGCCTGGCTGCTGCCATCTCCACCTCGCCCACTTCCGGCACCTATGGCGGCATCAATCGCGCCACTTGGAGCTTCTGGCGTAACGTGGCTTTTGACGCAACCACCGACGGCGGTGCGGCTGCTACTTCGGGCAACATTCAGTCCTACATGAACCGCGTTGCTGTGCAGTTGGTTCGCGGTACTGATCGCCCTGATCTGATCGTTGCAGACAACAACTACTACCGTCTGTATCTGGAAAGCCTGCAAGCCCTCCAGCGTATTGGCTATACCGACAGCGGCGGCGCTGGCTTCACCTCGCTGAAGTATTTTGGCGCTGGCTTCAACTGCGACGTTATCTTGGATGGTGGTATCGGTGGTTCGGCTCCGGCCAACCGCATGTACTTTATCAACACCAAGTACCTGAAGTTCCGCCCGCACCGTGATCGTAACTTCACCGCCATCGGTGGTGATCGTCAATCGGTCAACCAGGACGCCATCGTGCGCCTGATGGGCTGGGCTGGCGCTCTGACCTGCTCGGGCGCTCAGTTCCAAGGGATTTTGGCGGATTGATGAATGGGGCTTCGGCCCCTTTCCAGACACATTGAAAGGAATTTGAAATGGCTACTCCGTTCACCCATACCCCTCGCATCGGTGCCGATCTGAAGGGCATCACTCTGGCTGCTGACATCGCTGCCGGTAAGGTCGTTGACGCTCAGTTGGGCACACAAGTTTGGGGCTCTGACGGCAAGCGTTACGTCTATGCCCAGGCTAACGCCTCCATCTCGGCATCTACCGCAGTCTGCACCGTGAACGCTTCGACGTTCCTGGCCACCGCCTCGGGTGGTTCGTACACCTCGCCAGCCTTCGCTATGGCGTCCGGTGATCGAGGCTGGTTTGCTGCTGCTAGCGTGTAAACTAGCGGGGAGCTTCGGCTCCCCTTTCAACTATCAACACCCAAGAAAGCCCCGACATGAGCAATCCTCAATCTGGCGTATTTGTTCAGTTCTACACCGATGCCGTCGAACTCAAGGCGGAGTCCGAAAAGCAAGGACGCCCGATCTTTCAGGACATGCCGCACATTCGAAAGATGATCCCCGGCGATGCATCTAACGTGGTCGAGCGTGTTGCGAAGGATCATGACATTCGCATGTATCCGCGCGAGTGGGAAATCTTCCAGCGTCAGCAAGCATCTGGCGCGATTGGCACACCGCTGGAGCAGTGGCCCCAAGTGACCCGCGCTCAAGTCAAGGAGGCCAAGTACTTCGAGGTTCACACCGTCGAGCAAATGGCCGAACTGTCCGACATGTCGTGCCAGCGCATGGGAATGGGTTTCTCTGAGCTTCGCAGCAAGGCCCGAGCCTATCTGGACGCAGCAAAGGGCACGGCAGCCGAGACTGCACAAGCCGCAGAGAACAAGCGTTTGCACGACGAAATCGAGGCTCTGAAGGCCCAACTTCAGGATGTCGCTCCGCGTCGCGGCCGACCTCCGAAAGAAGAAGCCGCAGCCGCTTAAAGCAACCGATCCCCGTTCTTGAATTGTCAGGTACGGGGATGGATAATCAATCATGCCTGTCATCATTCAACAGCCCGTAGTCTCAAACAACTCTAGCCTGTTGGAGATCGTTCAAGCGGTCTGCAATGAATTGATGATTGATGAGCCGAGCTTTGTCATCGGCAACACAAGCCCGCAGATTCGACAGCTTCTTGCCCTGCTTAATCGTTTGGGCACGGATATTGCGCGTCAGCACAACTGGCAGCGGCTGGTGCGTGAGCATGAATTCACCACGATTGACGGACAGGCTTTGTACGCCCTTCCTCAAGACTGGATGAAGCAGATTGAGCAGACGGAATGGGACCGCACGTCTCACTGGCCTTTGGTTGGACCTGCTACAGACCAACAATGGCAGGTTTACAAGTCGGGCGTTATCAGCCAAGGTCCGAGAATCCGATTCCGCATCGCCAACGGCAGCGTTGAGGTTTTCCCGGCCATCGGCGGTTACAACATCTCGTTCTTCTACATCTCCAAGTATTGGATAGAGTCTCAAGAGGGTCAGACAAAGGGCAAGTACACGCAGGATTCTGACGTGTCTATCTATCCTGATTCGCTGCTTATAACCGGGCTTAAAACGCTGTGGAAGGCCGCCAAGGGGCTGGACGGCACGTTCGACGCTGGCGAGTTCCGATCCATGCTTGAGATGTGCAAGGCTCAGGATCGCAGCGCACCTAAGCTGTCTCTGTCGCCCATGAATCAGTCTGTACTGATTAGCATGGCTAATGTGGTCGATGGTAGCTGGCCCGGGAATTGAGCATGGTACGAGCAACAGCAAAAGCGGCATCAGTTCCGGCCCCGGTTCTTGGCTTGAATGATCGAGATTCAATTGCCGATATGGACCCCAAGGATGCGGTCATCCTTGAAAATTGGTGGCCATATCCGTCTTACATCGGCGTGCGCAAGGGGAGCATTGATTTTGCTACGGGCTTCACCTCGCCTGTCGAAACGCTTGCCGAGTATCTTCCCCCAGCAGGCAATGCCAAGATTTTCGCAGTCTCTGGTGGGGGCATCTATGATGCGACTGCTGGCGGCGCTGTGGGTGCTCCTATGGTGTCTGGCCTGTCGTCTAGCTGGATGCAATGGCAGGGGATCACGACGCCTGGCGGATCGTTCCTTTACATGGTCAACGGCATTGACAAGCCGCAACTGTGGAACGGTACAACGTGGACGGCGGTGGATGGGGCTTCTACTCCCGCAATCACTGGCGTGACAACCACGACTCTGGCGCATGTCGTTCTGTTCAAGAACCGCCTGTTCTTCACGCAAGCCAACAGCCTGAATGTTTGGTATCTGCCGGTGAATTCTATTGGCGGCGCTGCGTCGATGATTGATCTTGGCTCGGTCTTCCGTCGCGGCGGACGACTCGAGGCTTGCTATACATGGACGATTGACGCGGGTGCTGGTGCAGATGATCACTTCGCAATCATCACGTCTAATGGCGAGGTTGCCGTCTATCGGGGCACTGATCCATCGTCTGCGTCTGATTGGTCACTGATCGGCGTGTTCATGCTCGGTCATCCTCTTGGTCGTCGGTGCGGAACCAAGATGGGCGGCGATCTGGTCATCAACAGCACAGAGGGGCTTTTGCCATTGTCCAAGGCCCTGCTGTCTATGACCATCAATCGTCAAGTCGCATTGACGGACAAGATCCAAAACAGCATAAGCGAAGCAACCCAGCTTTACGGGCATGTTGATGGCTGGCAGGTTGAATTGTTCCCTGACGCCAACATGATGATCTTGAACGTCCCGACTGGCAACGGAGACGATTTTCAGTATGTCCAAAACACCATTACAGGAGCTTGGACAAAGTTCATTGGATGGAACGCAAAGTGCTGGCTTAACGCTGAAAACGGGCTTTACTTCGGCTCTGAAGACGCGGTTGTAAAAGCATGGGTTGGCACCACGGATAATGGCTCGGGGATCATTGCTGACGTTTTGCCAGCCTTCTCTGAATTCGGTCAGCCAGCGCGGAACAAGTTTTTCACGCTGGTGAGGCCAAACATTTTGACGAATGGACGACCGTCCATCACATATGGCTTGAATATCGACTACGCGATTCAAGATCCTCAAGGCACACTGACATACAACGCGCCAACTGGCATGACGTGGGGGTCAATGACATGGGGGTCAATGACGTGGGGTGGTTCTCTGGTGCAGTCTGCATCGTGGCAGACAGTTGGGGCGTTGTCTAAGTCTGCTGCAATTCGCTTGAGGGTGAACAACAGCGGCGCTGATGTGCGTCTGACCAATGTTGACTACGTCCACCAAGTCGGGGGCATCCTTTGAGGCTCTGCCTTGATGCGTCAGTCGTCGGGCCTTGGGTGTGCTCTCGCACTGGCGGCACCTGGACTCCAGGTCGTGGCACAGCCATCGGAAAGGTTGACGCGCATGGCAATCTGGTTGCAGGAGTTCTGTATGAAGACTGGAACGGCGCTAACATCGTTTGTCACATCGCAGGCGATGGCAATTGGGCAACGAAGGAATACCTGAACGTCATTTTTGACTATCCGTTTAACCAATTGGGCGTGAGCAGAATTACATGCCCTGTCGCGTCAACGAATATCAAGTCTATCAATCTTGTTCGTCGCATGGGATTCGCGCTAGAATGCAGCTTAGCGCAGGCAATCCCTGACGGTGATCTTCATTTGTTCCGCATGTTCAAGGACGAATGTAAATACATCCGAGGAAAATATGGGAAAGTCCAGCGCCCCCAAAGCGCCTGATTACACGGCAGCAGCACAAGCCACAGCCCAAGGCAACCTTGAGGCCACTCGCGCCGCGACTCAGGCAAACCGCATCAATCAGTACACCCCTTATGGTTCTCTGACCTACACTCAGAAGCCGACGAACGACTACGACTACGAGGCCTACAACAAGGCTTTGAGTGAATACAACACCGCGCTGTCCAATTACAACGGCGGCGGCACTTCGTCTGGTGGGATTGGTTGGGGTGGTCGTCCTGATTCGATTTTGGGCGCAGGGCAATCTCAGCAAGGCTCAACGTCTGCACCGATTGCGCCGAATCTGGAAAGTTACAAGCGCGTCAATCCAGATGCTGGGTGGGAGCAGACCATGACGCTGACTCCTGAGGCTCAGAAAGCCTTGGATCAGCAGTTGGCGCTCAATACCAAGTACGGCGAAACCGCTAACATCGGCTTTGACAAGGCCAGAGAGCTTTTTGAGAATCCCGAGCTAGACACATCTGTCTTGCCCGACAGAGCTATCAACGTCGGTCAAACCGCGCAAGAGGCTATCCTCTCTCGTCTGAATCCTCAGCTTGCGCAGCAGGACGAATTGCTGCGTGCGCGTCTTGCAAATCAAGGCATCACTTTGGGCTCTGAAGCATACAGCCGCGAAATGGCATTGCAATCTCAGCGTGCAAACGATCTGCAAATGCAGGCGGCTTTGCAGGGCATCAACCTTGACCAGAACAACCGCGCTGCCGCTTTGCAGGAGCAAGCATACCTGCAAGATCGACCGCTCAACCTGATCAACGCTCTGCGTACCGGCAACCAAGTCCAAGCCCCTCAGTTCCAACAGTTTGCGCAACAGGCCACGACGCAAGGTGCTGATTTGCTTGGTGCAACGCAAGCTCAGTACAACGCAGACCTTAACGCTGCCAACGCGGCCAACGCATCGTCTAGCGGGTTGATGAGTGGCCTGCTTGGTGTTGGAATGGGTATCGCAGGTTTGCCTACGGCGGGAGGCGGGTCTATTGGTGGCAACTTCTTGAAGGGGCTGTTCTGATGACAGACTACGATCTGCAACAAAAGCTGATTGAGCAGCGCCGCCAGCAATACGGGCAGCAATCTCAATTTCAGGCACCACAGGGCCAGATGGTTGGCGGACACTTTGTCGCCCCCAATGCTTTGCAATACCTCGCCGCTGGTCTTCGCTCGATTGGCGGGATGCGTGGCGAGGAATTGGCGGGGCAGCAGTTGCAAGACCTGCAAAAGCAGCGCACGGAAGGCACGCAAAAGGCGCTGGCCAACTTCCTGCGCCAAGCTCAAGGCACGCTAGAGAATGCTCCCGGTGATGGCGTGGGGCCAACTATGCCCGCACAGTCTCCAGACATGAGTGGCGCATTCGCTGAGCTGATGAATGCACCGGACGCAAGTCTGCGCCAATTTGGAATGCAAGGCTCTCTTGATGCGGTCAAACAGTCCCAGCAGGCGGCAGAGCGTAAGCGTCAGATGCAAGCATTGCAAGGCATGACGCCTCAACAAGCAATCGCCTCAGGCGTCAATCCAGAACTCGTCAAGCAATACTACGAGTCTAAGAACTACGGGCGCGATAAGGTTCAGTTTAAGGACATTGGCGGTCAGCTTGTCCCTGTTACGGAATATGGTGATACGCCTCAAAACGTCCGCCCAATTGACAAGACCGGCAACCCGTTCTCAGACCTTGTTGTTCGTGGGCCTGATGGCCGCATGGTTGCAAACGCTCCGCTTGTTGGCGTAAAGCAGGGCATTGCACGAGCAGGCGCATCCAATGTCAGCGTGAACATGCCCGACAAGAAATTCTATGAAGGGCTTGGTGCTGCTATCTCAGGACAAATCGAGCAGGGATACATCCAGGCTCAGGCAGCAGCCCAGACGCTCAGCAATGCAAACCAGATTGCATCATCCCTTGACAAAGCAATCCTTGGCCCTGGCGCGAACCAGCGCGTTGTGCTCGCGCAAGTTGGTCAGGCTTTGGGTGTTGGCGGAAAGAACAATGCAGAAGTTCTGGCAAACACTCGTAACGTCATGCAAGGCTTGGCGCGTCAAGAGTTGGCCGCTGCCAGTCAGATGAAGGGGCAAGGCCAAATTACCGAAAGCGAGCGCGCAATCTTGCGTAAGGCTGAGGCTGGTCAAATCAATGAAATGACCAGGCCGGAGATGGAGCAATTCATCTCTGCGATCCGCAAAACAGCACGCGCACGGATCAGCGCCCATCAGCGCAACTTGCAACGGCTTTCTCAAGACCCGCAAGCCAGCACGATCATTGATTACATGCAAGTCCAAGCGCCAGAAGACGTGCCGCTTAAGGGTGGCGTTTCCAAGCCTGCCGCGTCTGGCGGATTTAGGATTGTCGAATGAAAGTCTACAAAGTAGAAGCGCCAGATGGGTCAATCCTCAAGATTGAAGGCCCTGAGAACGCCACACCTCAGCAGGTGATGCAGTCGGCGCAAGAGCTTTACGCGGCACGACAAACCACAAAGCCCCAAGAGTCGTTCGACCCAACCGAAGGGATGTCTGGTCTAGACAAGTTTCGGGCGGGCATGGGCAAGGCATTTGTAGACATTGGGCGAGGTGTTCGCCAATATCTGCCGGAGTCGATTGGCGGACTGTCGAATGCCGATCTGGAAGAAGCTAGGCGAATGGATGCGCCACTGATGCGTACTAGCGCTGGCATGGCTGGTAACGTGGCTGGCAATGTGGCGTTGGCTGCGCCTACTGCGCTGATCCCTGGCGCTGCCACCATTCCTGGAGGCGCTGCTATCGGCGGCATTTATGGCGCGTTGCAGCCTGGCGTGAACGCTCAAGAGCGCGTCACAAATACATTGATTGGCGGCGCTGCTGGCGCTGTTGTTCCCGCTATCGCTCGGACGGCAACCGTTGGGAAGTCGCTTGTTGAGCCATTGTATGAAGGCGGACGCAAAAAAATTATTGGACGCACCATCGAGCGGGCATCTGGTGGCAAGGGTCAAGAAGTGATCCGCCAGCTACGCAATGCGAAGGAGATTGTGCCGGGGTCTTTGCCGACTGCCGCTGAGGCGGCTGATAACGCAGGCATCGCAGCTTTGCAGCGCACCGCAACTGCCGTTGATCCGGTTGCAATGAATCAACTTGTGGCGCGCCAAGCGGCTCAAAATGAAGCGCGCATTGCTGCACTTCAAGGCATCACGCCGGATGTCGCGGCGGCGCGTGCTGCGCGTGAATCTGCGGCTGGCCCGCTTTACGATGCTGCGCGTACTGCTGGCATGGATGCGGATGTGGCTCAGGCAATTCAGCCTCGCATCGCTGAATTGATGCAACGAGTCCCTGATGACTTGGTGGCTCAGGCTCAACGCCTAGCGCGAGTTGAAGGTGTGCCGATTGATGACATGGGTTCCGTTCAAGGTGCTCACTATCTCAAGCGTGTGATTGACTCAACCATCAATGCAGCCAAGAAAAGCGGCGATGCTGATACGGCGCGGGCGTTCTCCGGCTTGCAGAATGAGTATCTGGACGTTCTCGATCAGTTGAGTCCTGCTTACGCGCAGGCGCGTCAGACCTTTGCGCAAATGTCACCGCCTGTCACTCAAGGAGAAGTACTAGGCGAGGTGGCAAAGCGTGCCGTGAACTTCCGGGGAGAGATGACACCCGCAGCATTCAACCGCGCAACAAGCGACACAGTAGCAAAGACCGTTACGCGTCGCCCCACAACTATGGCTCAGGTGCTGTCGCCAGATCAAATGCAAACGCTGGGCAACATCCGCGCAGATCTGTTGCGGTCTGATTTTGCGAATACGGCAGGCGGCAGAGTTGGTTCTGATACCGTCCAAAAAATGGCGTTCAACAACATCATGACGCAATCAGGATTGCCTTCTGCAATTCAGAGTTTTGCGCCTGCCGGTGTTGTCGGCAATCTGGCCCAACGATTCGGTCAGCTTGCATACAAGGATGCCAACGAGAAAATGGCTCAAGAATTGGCGCAAACACTTCTCGACCCAAATCAAGCGGCGAATCTGCTTGAGGCTGGCATGGTCACTCCGCAGGCTCAGGCTCTTGTCAACGCGCTGCGTCGCGGTGGTGCAGCAGTTGGTGCTTCAACGCCTGGGCTTATTCAAGCGAACAAGGAATAGACGCTTTAGCCATCCATCACGCATATACTTCATGACAGTAAAACGGATGGCAAGAAGCATTGTCATGAGCGCAAGCGCGGCGAATGGCTTTAGCATCAAAGCCAGTACAAATGATTGTTGCTCATTAGTCATTCGCGCAGTCTAAAGGAAAAAAGATGCCTCGCAACGGTTCTGGAACATACAGCCCACCCGTAAACAGCTGGAATCCGGCGACGAACGGTGTGCCAGCAACTGCCTCGGATTGGCAGGCGCAGCTTAACGACATTCGCGATGCCATGACCCAATCTGTCTCCAGAGATGGGCAAACGATCATCAGTGGCGATTTGCAGATGGGCGGCAACAAGCTGACAAACCTTGAGCCAGGCTCGTTGCCAGGAGATTCTGCGGCGTGGCAGCAGATTTTCAGCCAAGGGCAGCAGGTCAACCTTGCAAGCGCGGCGACTGTTGACATTGGCGCTCAGAATTCAACCCTGATTAACATTACTGGCACAACGACGATCGCATCGTTCGGGGCTAATTACAACGGGCCTCGGTACATTCGATTCGATGGCGCGTTGACATTGACGAACAGTGCAACGCTTGTTTTGCCCGGTTCTGCAAACATCACTACAGCAGCGGGGGACAGCGCAATCGCTGTGCCTCTTGGCCTTCCTGCTACTGGCTGGCGTGTGGCTGCATATCAGCGTGCGGATGGGCGGGCGATTTCCGCTCCTACTTCGTTCCCAGCATCTGGCCTGACTGGTACTGTTGCCATCTCAAACGGAGGAACAGGACAAGCAACAGCAGCAGATGCCTTCAACGCGTTGAAACAGCAGGCCACTGACTCTGCAACTGGCGTTGTTGAGTTGGCGACAAATGCTGAGGCCCAAGCATTGACAGATGCCTCACGCGTAATTACGCCGCTTACTCTTGCTCAGGCATTGAAGGGTGCGAATCAAAGCCTTTCAGATAACGGATTCCAGTCGTTCCCTGGTGGATTCAAGGTTCAATGGGGTCAAGCCACATCATCAGGGACTACAGCGCCAAACCTAACAGTGACGCTACCTTCCGCATTTTCTACAAAAACAGTCATGTGGGGCGGTTTCATCTTGGGTTCAGGTGCTGGCGACTTCTCTGCACAGTCTGAAAGCGCAACGGCCTCTCAGATTAGATTCGTTGTCAAAAATGGAAGTTCAATTGTTAACGGCGTAAGTGTTGTTTGGTTTGCATTCGGTTACTGATTAACGCAAGATGAGCAAATGCCAGATATAACCGCACCCGCATCTGCTGTCGCATCAAGCATGCTGTCTTATCCGGTAGCAGTTGCAGTCGGCATTCCTGAGCCTCTTGCATTGCCTATTGCCGTTGCTGCTGCTGGTGGTGCATCGTGGGCAATGTCAAATCGCGAAAAAGTCGCTCAATGGACATTGGCGGCTGTACTGTCTGCATTGTCGGCATGGTCGTTTTCGTGGATGATTGGCGTTACTTTCGGGCCAGTGGCGGGCGGTGCTGTCATGGCTGTAATCCCTGAATCTGTGCGGCACATGATCCCAAGCGGCTCCCTTTCTGTAGGATGTGCTCTCATCCTTTCTGCGGTAGGCATTAGCCATGCTTTGCCTCTTGTGATCAAGGCAACAACCCGCGCTGCTGAGGGGTCGAAATGATCGAAACCCTATTGTCAGCATTTCAAATGCTTATCGGCATCATCATTGTTGGCGCAAGTATTGTGCTTGTGGCGGTTGGATGTGACAGACAGACAAAGAGGCTTCATAGAGTACTGCTTGTCGGTCTGACATGCTGGGGCGTTTGGTTCGCATGGATAGGGTTCAATGGATACAGCGACAGCATACCCGCCCTTGCGTTTGCATCAGCTGTTGCCTATGTGCTCGTTTTTCATGGCAGACAGATTCGAGGGATTATTGAGGGCGAGACATGGTGGCACTCTGTAAGGATTAAGCGTTTGCCACGCTGAAATACTGTAGATCACATAAGGCATCGTATGCAAAAGTATCAAGACGTAGTGCTGAACCAAAATGGCAACCCTGTTTCAGGTGTTCAGGTGACTGTCACGGATTTGGCAGGTTCGCCTGTAGCTGTCTACTCAAGTAACGCGATTGGATTGAATGTCAACCCTTTGACATCAGATAACAACGGGCGATTCTCTTTCTATGCGCCAGATGGTCGATATAGCCTGACGTTCACGTTTGGCGGCAATGTTGTAGCAAGCATCACGGATATTTTGCTTGAGGACCCGATGGACGGGTCTGATGCCGTGTTCGACGATGTGACCATCCTTGGAGAATTGAGCGATGCAAGCAAGGTTACAAGCGCACCTGTTGGCGGTTTGACTGCTACCAACGTACAGGCGGCTTTGGCTGAGTTGGATAGCGAGAAGATTGACGCCTCCAGCTTGGCCGCACCTGGCGGCTCTGCGCTGGTTGGATTCAAGCAATCCGGCACTGGCGCAGTAGATCGCACTGCTGACGACAAGCTGCGCGAAGTCGTGAGCGTCAAGGATTTTGGGGCCGTAGGAGACGGCATCACCAACGACAGCGCAGCGATTCAAACAGCGATCAACGCTGTGTCAGCTGCTGGCGGCGGCATTTTGTTCTTCCCCAAGGGTGACTACGTTGCGACGAATCTGACTCTCAAGAGCAACGTCACTTTCAAAGGAGCGGGCCGCAGTGTTTCGCGCTTGGTTATCCCGTCTGGCAACACCACAACCAACACGATTTTTTACAGCGTCACAACCCCTGCTTCAAACATCAAGTTTGAATCTTTAGGCTTCCGGGGCCGCTGGGACGAGATTCAAAACGAGATCGCATCGAATGGTCTGCTGACAGCAAAGTTCGTCACCAACCTCGCAATTAACGACTGCCACTTCCTTTACTCTGCCGGCTTTAGCCTGAACATCAACGAGTGCGATCACGTCGAAGTGACGAACAACCTGATGGAGTATGTGGCGCGTGACATGGTGGCCGTATGGGGAACGCCCAACGTCAAGGTTACCGGCAACACGTTGCGTCATAACGATGATGATGGTGTGTCCATCAACTGGGAAACCGCAGGCTCTAACCCGGTTCGATCCAACATCATCGTCCATGGCAACATTCTTGAAGACACCGGCCCGATTCGCACACAAGCCCCTAAGAACGTGTCGATCATCGGCAACGTTATCTCGCGCCCAAAGGGTAACGGGGTTTTGGTTGGCGTGACAAACGTAAGCGGAAACGACATCTCTAGCGGGCATGGTGTCATTGTTGCTTACAACATCATCACAGACGTGATTGATCGCCAGTGGTTTGTGTCTGGTGACTTGGTTGGATCAATCAACAATCGCGTCTATATCAATGTCCAAAGCATCAAGCCTCAGTCGGGTTCTCTGGCTGTTGCGCCTGGCGAGGTGAACCCGGCGACAGGTACAGTTCAAAGCCCTTATGACTGGTACTACAAGAAGGCAAACACATCGCCTGTTAGCGGTTCTATCCGAGCGCCTGATCGCTTCGTAGTAACCAACAACGTATGCAAGCGCACGCTTCCAGCTGTCGCAAAGTACTCCGATTGGGGTTACGGCCCGGCATTCTCGCTTGATGGCATGGTTGACTTCCAAGTCACGGAAGCAGTGCTTACCGGTGCTGGCGTTTTAGTGAGATTGCCACAGACAGGTCTTGTCGTGAGTGATAACACACTGGAGGCTGGAGGAAATGGCATCCGGTTCGATTTGCAAACAGGCGTATCGCTTTCTGATGGATTGGCCAAAGGCATGCTGATCCGCAACAACGTGATCAAGAACGCTCTTGAGTTTGGCATCTATTGGGTGCCAGCCACGTCACTTACACACCAGGACATCACATTTGACAACAACATCGTAGATTGCGATCCGTATTTCCTGAGCACAAACCGTGCTGCTGGCGGCGCGTGGACGAACGGAGGAGCTGGCCCAACTGCCTTGCGATTTGTCAACTTGGCTGGAATCACGGTCAGCAACAACGAAGTGCGAAACTGCGCAGCCGCGATTGACAGCACCGGTGCAACAAACCTGCAAAACATCGAATCCAACATTGTTGTTGGGGATGCTGCTGCTACTAGTTTCTCTGCTTCGAATAAAGGAGTTGGCACCGTTCCGCCAATTTCCGCAGGAGAGCAGTGGTGGATTCGTTACGTCAATTCAGATCCAACTAGCACCGACTATGGCGACAGCTTGGGGGCGAACCTTCGTAACGCCAGCTCTATTCCAAGCTCCGGGAAGTGGCTGACAGGTATGGTTGTCCGAGCTCGCACCAGTGGGGCCAGCGGATCGGCAGGCAGCCGCTATGTATTGCTTGGCTGGACTCGATTGACAACTGGTACCGGCAACGTGCTCAACACGGACTGGGTAGAAATGCGATGCCCAACCGGAACGTAATCATGCTGACCCACACCCTCATCGCCTTGGCCCTGCAACTGATCTGCGCTTGGTTCACCTCCGATTTGTGGCTTGGCGCAGCCATCGGGACAGCTTTCTATGTCGGGCGCGAACTGGCGCAGGCCGAATACCGAATCATCTACACGCACTATGGCCGCAAGCGCGCCAATGCGCCATGGTGGTGCGGATTCGACCGTAGGGCTTGGACGGTCAAGGGTGTGGCGGATTGGGCAGTACCTTCTGTTATCGTGTTCTTTTTTGCATGGGCAATGACATGATGAAGAACATTATCGCCACTGGTTTGGCGCTTTTGCCATCCTCAATGGACACGCCTGCTGCGCGGGTGCTGCTGCTGACGTTTGGCTTGCAGGAGTCTGGCTTTAAGCACCGTGACCAGTTGGAGAAGAACGGCAAGAACACTGTTCTGGGGCCAGCACTCTCGTACTGGCAATTTGAACGCGGAGGCGGTGTTTTGGGAGTCCTGACACACCCGGCATCCCGCAACTATGCCAAGCGCGTGTGCGATGCTGTCGGCGTCGAGCCTGAATCTCGCGCTGTGTGGGAGCGCATGGCAACTGACGACGCTCTAGGCTGCGCATTTGCCCGCCTGCTGATCTGGACGGACCCGCTGGCACTTCCGTCAGAGTCTGACGCAGAAAGCGCATGGCGGCTGTATCTGAGGACGTGGCGGCCTGGTGCATACACCAGAGGCACGCCTGATCAGCAGAAAGCCCTGCGTGCGAAGTTTGAGCGCAACCACAAGGCAGCACGAGAGGCTTTGAAATGATCAACGCAACCGCTG